CGCCCCTCAACTGCTGCTGATGACCACTCACCACATTCAAGGTGAGCATTCATTTTACGGAACTTGCTCAATCGAGTACGTCCCATATTGAACATCATATTGACAAGAATCTCCTGCACTTCGCCTGGATATCCTTCCCAAATGTCTACGCCATAAAGCGCAACACATTCGCTTATAGCCAGATCGAGATCCTGTTCGAACAGCTCGAAGACTCGCTCCTCCGATACTTTTGTTCCGACATCGGCTCCGTGTTCTGGCTCGCCTTCTTTGATGAGGTGGCCGACTCCAAGGGTTGGATAGCCAAGGTGGTCAAGGTAGACTTCATACTCGACGCCCTCATCGATCTTGAGTTGTTGATATACATTTTCTCTGTCCATCTTATACTTTCCCGTGGTAAATTGCTTGCAGGTGGTCCTCAAAAGATTCCACCTTTGACAGCCGGTCAGGCCAATAGATATAGTCCTTTTCCGGATTTGCTTTAAGGTTATTAAGGAGAGGCGTAATTGCGTTATACAATTTTTGTAGCCTTTCCTGAGTTTCATCGGCTGATGCCAACGTGGTTTGTACTGTTTCCAGCTCTTCTTCTGTAACAGCAGTAAAACCAAAGTCGAAAATATCGGTTGTCATATGACCTCCTATGAGATTGCTTCGTATAACGTCTCAATATCTTCGGCCTCTGTGGTAAACTCCACAATGTTTTGCTTGTGATAAATTCGAGACATTTTACGTAGGTATTTCTTATCTATATCTACTTTGTCTTGAAGGTCTGCCAAAGCATCACGGATAAATTCCCGTTCAGCCTCAATACGAGTATAAGCATTGCTTAACTCATTCATTGCGTCTTTAATAGTCTTTCGATCTTCAGGACTACTTGGAATAATAATATTACTCATTGTCACCTCACCAGTTGTGTATTACGTTTGCCATTATAAAAAAGCATGTTAAAAAGTTGACCCCTACAATAACGGTACGTAGCAATGCCACATAGTCATCGTAAGGTTCAGTTTTGTCGTCAGAAAATCCACCTAAAGCATATTTCCATATTGTCCAGATTTTACTCACTCTGACGTTCCCATGTGTTATCGGCCGTAAATAAAAAACTGCCGATAAATTGATGTACATCCCACTTCCAAGGTTCTATCATGCTTAAAACCAAACTGTCGCCTGTGCTATACAAATAATAAACCTGCCCAACACGTGGGACAAAGTTGTATTGGCTATTGTAGACAATATCAGTATCATTTGCTAAATCAACCAACCTCTGATATTCAGCATTGATTTCGTCCAGCTTTTGCGTAAAATAGTTTCCAGCATTGGCACCCCGCTCTGATTTGAATAAGTCAGTATCGGGTAAGACAATTGCAGGAGCGCTGTTATTACTTCCATACGGTAATATATGCGCATTCTCGCTGTAACTATCTGGCACATTGTCCGGACGATCCTTGGGCATTAGTCATTATCAGGATTGCTAATACCAGTCAGCGTATGGAGTGTATCAATAAGCTCGTCGTATCGTGCGATTTGCTCTAGCTCTTTTTCAAGAGTCTCCATAAAGTCGATATGTTCGGCTACACCCACTTGCCGATTCATAAAGACTTCCCAATTGGCAACATGATAAGCACGTTTGCCCTTAAGATATTGCATCATCGATTGTTCAAGTCTATTCATAATGAACTCCTCATTTATATTAGAACTAATATTATAATCTATTCTGGCGTCTGTGTAAACGTTTATTTTATGGCTAGCACAAAAAGAATTGCAATAAGAAGAATGTTTGTAAACGCAATCTCAAATGCTAGGATTGTATGATACCACACCCATCTGGCTTGGTACACTTTGTTTACTTCTGGATGATCACCATTCTTGACAATGGCTTGATCTATGGGGTTTTCTTCAACGGGTCTATCTAATAATTTACTAATCCACTTCATAATTATTTCACTTGCCTAATTTGATAATTAAATGGCTCTTGAACCTTGAGTTCAAATTTTTCGCCAGTAACGAGTTTACCTTTAAGGTGTTTTGGTTCGCATGTCTCTATTGATTTAAATTCATATGTCGATTTTTTAGCAGGGTCATACCAAATAGTAATATGGTATTCGCGCGAAAGGAGCTTAACAATCCAGTGATAGGGCCAGGAGACAATTGTTAATAAAATTTTCCCAATCTTTTTCAATAGCCTCTCGCTCTTTATAGCTTTCATATAATGCTTCCTTCTGACTGTCCGGAGCTTGGTGGTACTCTGTCCATTCTTCTGGTGTCATAAATTTCTTTTTAGGGTATGACACACCAAGCTCAAACGTATAATATAACTGTCCTGTTACTATATCCTCTTGACTTTCTAAGTTAGGCTTTATTGCCACGCAACCTTGAAGTAAAATTAAGATCCATACGGATTTGACAAATAGTCTAAACCTTCCCATAAGTCCTCTACTTCGCGCTCAAGCTTTTTAACCTTAGCGTCAAATGAATCTACCTTTTCTACAGTAGACTCAGCTTTTTGAACCGTTACCTGCATTTCGGTAACGCTTTGATTTAAAGCAGCAATATCGTTTTGCAATTGAAGTAATTCTTGTTGGCGCTCCAATATTGATTTAAGGTTAGTCCCAAGCTCAGCTAGCTTACCTTGTAATTCATCAATACCAGCATTTTCTACTTGCTTCTGAACAATAGCAACAGAATTTTCGAAACCGTCGATTTCTTCGTCAATACCATCTGAAAATTCGTCAAATCGCGCATTGAGTGTTTCGGCTTGAAGGACTGCTTTATCGACATTTTCTTCTAATGCCTCGAGTCGAGAAAAGAATTCGGAGGTGGCCCATATACCACCACCAAGAGTAGAGGCAAAGGATACTAGAATTGCTATCCAAACGCCTTTAAATTTTGTACCGCCAACATCTAATTCAATATCTTCTATGGCCATAACTTGTTTCTTCAACCTCTTCAATCATTGCGATGGCTGCTTTATTAATCATCACAATGTCATATGCTTTACCAGTGTACATAGTATCTAATTTATATATGGGTAGAAAGTTTCTACCGTCATTCATAAGGTCACTTAGTCTTTGATCTTCAGTAATATAAACATAAGCACCCTGCATTTTTTTGACATTGGCCACCCCGTCCATCAGGGTGACCGTTACCATTGTTAAATCATCACGTGTAATTTCCATAATTATATTTATTAAGGCGCTGGTGGTGCAACGTAGCAAGGCATAGTTGAATCATTAGACTGCCAACCATTTGTAAATTCACAAAGTACTTGTTCACTTTGCGTTGGACCAGTAGTATAGAAATCGCTCACTGCACCTACGTCAATGATCTCAGCTGTAGTCATAAGATTTGATGCAACGTCAACGAACATTATTGTACCTGCATTAACACCACTTGTAAAGACAATCGCAGCTGATTCAGTGAATTCACTAAATCGATCAAGGAACAAATCATCAGCATTCAAGAAGTCCAAATTACTTGCATCGGCACCAGCCTGTAATGCCTGCACACGAGTTGGATCTTGATATACCGCTTCGACTGTTCCCCAGATTTCTGCTGCAAGTTCAACAGTATCAAGAGCGTTGTTGTAGTCAGTAACGTTTTGTGATGTTATAAGAACGTTATTATTCTGGACGTATGCTTGTAGTTGCTGACCCTGTATCGCATCACCACTTGTTTGCACCTGTGATGCCAATGCATTTACATATGTTGCTTGAATAAATGGACTTGCCGCATTAATAAATGCATCGACCGCCGCACCAAAGTTATCTTGTGCGAGTATTGATTGTTCTGCCAAATACTCTTCAGCCGTCTTGTTAAAGATATCGACTGTCACATCTCCAACGGCTAAATTGTATGCATTCTTTTGTGCTTCAGACATATAAACAGGCTGTAAGAAGCCATCGTCTGCTGCAATTCCACCGACAGCTGCTACATCACCAGCACCACCGATTCGTCTAATTCCAACATTTAAGGTTGTTTTAATTGATTCACTAGCATTAACTAGATCATCAACACTAGTCCACTGAACTGGTCCTGCTACTGCGGAACCGCTCGCTAACACTAAGCTCATTACCAGTGTTTTCAGTTTGTTCATTTATTTCTCCTATTCCTAAAATAGTGTCGTAAAAGTTTTTCTTTTTACTATAGTCAGGAATATAAACACCAGGCTGGTTTCTCATTGCCAGCACTGCGTTCTTGCCGAATACCATTTTGCCCCTGACAAGAATGGGGCAAGGGTTACCTGATATAAACATGGCTTCCCAGTTATTTTTATTCTGGCACATTCGAGAAACTGCTGGTAGTATCATACCTAAATCTTTAAATACTTTTGCATCCCTTCTGCGGTTACATTCTTCGTCTTGTTTATAGGCTCCATTTGAGAGACCTATATCTAAAACTTGTATACCTGTACCTCTACTTTGTAAACAAGTGTCGCTACCAGATGACATTAATGACGGAGCAATTGCTGTACTTACTGGAGTTGGAGCTCCTGCACCGGCGCCAATGTTTGTTGTAGATGTATTGTTATTATTCGAATTTTGTTGATTCGAATTTAAATCACCATTCTGTTGATTATTTGGATCTACCTCTTCCGGAAGTTCTGGAAATAAATCATCGAACTCCGGTTCGGTATCTCTTCTATCTTGGGCATTCGCAGAACAAATAAACAGAACCATAACAAAGGTAATAAAATATTTCATTTTATCATCCTAAATTAATAGTTTAAAGCATGTTTATTATATGGGAAACAGACTCACGTTATTATATAAAAGCGCTTCGTGTTATTATATTACTTCATCTTACTGACGCGGTCGAGAACTGAATCTAATGTTTCAGCATCTTTTACGTCAATATAGACTTGGTTGCCGTTTTTACGCTTCATAATCCTAACCTTAATACCAGCTTTAGTATTGTGAAGAGTCGACTTCAACATTTTAGCATCTTCATCATTAGCAAAAATAATTGCTCGTGGATTCTCCAAAGCAGTTGGAGCATTACCTAATACTCCTGCCATTTCCTTTGGAAGCTTAGCAATAAAGCGACCAACCTGAGTTTCTCCAGCCTTAGGCTTAGCTGGTTCAGCTGCTGCTTTACTTGGCATACCAAGAATCTTTTTCTTCATATCACCAATGCTAAATTTAGGACTAAAAAGAGCTCCGCTTTGAACAGTCTTATCTCCAAAAACGAGATCGCCACTGTCAAAGTAAAGACCAGACTTGCCTACATGCTTCTTAATCTTTGGGTCCTTCATAAGCAATTTAGTAATTTCTATTTCAGAACCAAAATCATCAAGTGTAGCTCTATCGTTACGCTCATATAGAGACATGTAGCCTCGAAGATCTTTTAAAGTTTTCATTTTTATCCCTAAAATAAGATGCTTTGAATTATTTATACGAGATTATCTTTTAGTCGCATATAAAAGATTAACATGTGCATGTTTTGCTTCGTCCATTTTAATCCTATGAATCATATGAGAGAGCAATGCTTGCCTCGGTAAATCATAGTACTCGATTGCAATTTGAGGAGCTGGTATGTCTTCGATTTCTCCATCCTCAATTAATCTCAAATATTCAGTATAAGATCGTACTGCCTCTTCTTCAAAATAGTGGATCATCAAATGAGACGTCCTTGGAAACAGTATATACATTACTAAATAAAAATGCCAGAACACAAATTGAGCCAATATAATAATGGTTCGTTCAATCCAGCTAGGCTTGATAATTTCCATAAAGAACATCAGATGCTTACGTTCGTTTTCAGCCTCTTCCAGCATTTCGTGAATTTTAGCACCATTGCCTCTTTGAAGATACCGAAGGCTTCGCAAGTGTGTAAGCATTCCTGCAACCATTCCTGGTACCCCAGCAACAGTTTCAAGTACTAAAGCTCTTTGACCATATTTCTTTTTAAAGAACGTATCAGCTACGAATCTAAAAAATATGGTCATTGACCTTGCAACAAATTTATTCGGTTGGTTCTTCATATAGCGTACACCAATATCTTGGTTTCTCTTTTGTAGCGCAAATTATATTACCATAAAGCGGAGTGCATTCTTCGTATGGCTCGATTATATAGTCCCAATCGAGACAGATACGATCATCTTCCTCCTGAGTAACACACGCTGGAAGTAAGCAAAGGAATACTACAAATAATTTCTTCATCCTTCTTTCTCCAAGTCCCAAACACAGACATTAGAATTGATCTTCTTCTGTTGATCCTGCCATTGCGGCTGTTGAAGTGCTACCGACAGCCTTAGTAATTTCATCAAAGTAGCCAACACCGACTTCTCTTTGATGCTTGGTGCTTGTGTATCCGTAATTTTCTGCATGGAATTCAGCCTCTTGTAGATCTGAATATGCTAACATGCCTTGGTGCTTATACTGCCTAGCAAAGTTAAACACAGCCAGATTAGTTGAATGAAATCCCCCTAATGTAATAAATTGAAATTTAAAGCCCATCTTACCGAGTTCTCTTTGGAACGTTTCTAAATCGTGATTTGATGGTATTGCTTTTTTCCAATTAAATGAAGGTGAGCAATTATATGCTAACATCGCATCAGGCACTGCTCCTCTTACTGCATCTGCAAATCGCTTTGCATCTTTTAAGTCCGGAGTCGATGTCTCACACCAGACTAGGTCAGCATATTCTGCGTATGCTTGACCACGTTCAATGGCCATATCAAAGCCGCCTTCTATTGGATAGAATCCGTCGGCGGTTCGGTCTGCGTTAATCCACTTACGGTCTCGGCTATCGTAATCGCTGCTGAGGAGTCTAGCAGACTCGGCGTCAGTTCTGGCAATAACCACTGTATCAGTGCCGCACACATCGCTAGCCAAACGAGCGGCGTTAAGATTACGCACAGCATCAGATAGAGGAATAAGAACCTTTCCTCCCAAATGCCCACACTTTTTAGCTGAAGATAATTGATCTTCGAAGTGGACTCCAGCTGCTCCAGCTTCGATGATGTTTCGTGCAAGTTCATAACTATTAAGTACTCCTCCAAATCCTGCTTCTGCGTCTGCTATAATAGGTGCGAAGGGGAACCCGGTTCCCGACTCGGCGAATTCAATCTGGTCTTGTCGTCTGAAGGCATTGTTAATATTACGAACCACATCAGGAACAGAATTAACAGGATAAAGACTTTGATCAGGGTAAACCTCTCCAGCGCTGTTTGCGCTTGCAGCCACTTGCCAGCCAGATAGGTATATGGCTTTAAGACCAGCTTTAACGTGTTGTATAGCTTGCTGTCCATTGTAAGCTCCGAATGTATTAATATAGTCATTCTCTTCGAATAACTCTCTTAGCTTTTTTGCGCCAAGACGAGCAAGGGTATGATCTATTTGAACTGTACCTCGTATTTTCTGTACAGTTTCAGGTGTATAAGTTCTCTTCTTCATTGGTCAGGATTCTCCTCATGACGATATTTGCTGCGTTGATATTTAGTTTTATCCCTGTGGGTCGCTGGCTTCGTTAACCGATCCATTGCCCGTTTCACTGGGTCCGTCCTGCCCTTTTTGTTGATTTTCTTGTGTTTCATTTTTTTCCAACCACTCTTCAGCTGAGTCACCAGGATCTGTTGCGTCCCTATAGTAAACAATCAGCTCATTTTGTTGTCTTACAAATCTACGAATCTCTTGTAAATTTGCTGCCATTTTATGATAACCGTCGGGCGTCAATGCAAAAATAACAAATTGACCGCCAGATAAACTTTCAATTTTTTCTATTTGCTCCTGTATATTCTCTTCAGTAATTACGAAGAATGTGACATCAAGCATCTCAACTGGAGCTGGGCGTGGTGGTTGGTAAATTTCAAGTGGTACAAATTCTTTGACAGTGATGATTTGTGGAGGTAAAGGTTCTGGTGGCTTAAAGCTAAAGCTTCCACAACCTGTAAGCAACCCAAGAGAAAGTACAGCTGCTCCCTTATGAATCATCATGTCTTGTATCCTCTTCCATTTGTCTGAACACTTCTTTGGTTCCATTATTAATTCGCTTCTCCATCATTCCAGGCTTTGCTCTGGAGAGACGGGTTATATCATGATCACTAAAGATACGAAGGTAATTGTCCTTGTCTTGCTGAAGCTCAGCATTTCGGCTTGTTAAAGTAGCAATACGCTCTCTTTCAGCCTCGGCTTCTTTTTGTAACCTATCGATTGTCTGCTGATGCGTTTCTTGAGCAATTTGAAGTTGTTCGTTGTTTCTCACTTGTACATCTAAAGCGCCCTGTAATCGAGCAATCTCTGCATCTTTTTTAGAAACAACAACTGTATGATACCCATAACCTGCCATAGCAAAGACAAGAAATATTGGTATCATTTTAATCATGCCGAACATAACAAATCCTAGGAGAGGGGGCTAAGCCCCTCAGTTTATTTACTGCGATATATTATTTGAGTCGCTATCGCGGCGACCACCGTCTTGACCACCGCCTTGACCACCGCCGTTACCGCCGCCGCCATGACGACCACGCCACCACCACCAGCCGGCGCCTACTACCACTGCTAATACTAACCATTCCATTTGAAATTCTCCTTTTTGATTGGCTATTAATATATATATTACATTTCTCTGAGTATGGTAACTGCTAGCATAAAACCAGAAATAGCATTAAGCATAATCAGAGCTCTATCCCTCCAAATAATAGATACCCATGTCCACAATACAATCCCCGCGAGACCAAAGCATAAATCATACATACGGTAATCAATACCGGCAGATCTCATTGCAAGTGATATAAGAATAAGAATCGAAGCAATCCATTTGATATACCAGTCAAAATTTTCCGGATACCAATTGCGATCAGGTTTAGTTCTACCTTGAGCGCGAACCATAGGATCGCCCTTTCCTTTATTTGGTGGTGTCAAGTTTTGCTACTCCATATATGAATTTCTTCAATGATGTCGTCTCCGTAACTGTCAACGAAATCCCAGACTTTCATTAATTGTTGCATTGACTTATAAAACAAATCCCATATAAAACACACGGGTATTACGATCAAATATACAAAGGCTTTTTTAGCCATGAGTGTTTTGTCCATTTTTTTGCTCCCTAAGCTCATTTACATGCCGGCAAGTTTTTCGATAAAGGAATCCCTTGCACGTACAATATGATTCGGTTGTCCTGTACTTTGATACAGTTTCTCCGAAGTCCTTAATCACGTGAAACTTCCGCCGTGATCTATAGAACGAGAGAGGCTTGGTAAACATAACCCTCTCTTTATTGCGAGGTTTATAACCAATCATCTTCTCTTGTCTATTTATAAAATAAATGTGATTGCGAGTACCGTCAGGCCATTCAGTCTTTTCCAACAGAATCTGCATATCGCCTGAATAGTATAACCGTTCGAACTCAGTACTTACTTGAGAGTTTTTCATAATGTTTTACCTCACATTTCCTACTACAATACTGCGTGCCAATCAGAATTTCTTTGAATTCTTTACCGCATTCTTTGCATGGCTTTGTCTTAGGCTGTGATGAGATCATATATCTCCTTCCAATTTTGGCAACGAGTAAAATGATAGTCTGCATTATAGTTATGCGCCATAACGATAGATTGCAAACCAAGATCCTGACCAAGATACGCATTTTCTGCTTTGTCTTCAATCCAGAAACAGTATGTGTCCATATACTTCGCTAACGCTTCGTCTTTGTCCGCTCCCGTATCAAGGTAGACATATGTCTCAAATACAGTTGGGCCAAAGAGTTCGCAGAGATTCTTTGTACGCAAGTGCTGCGCATATTCGTCATCAGTTTGCGAAGTAATAGCATGGAAGACATACCCATGCTCTTCATGCAATTTCTTTACGTACTTAATTGCGTCACGTAATGGCGGAAGCTTTCGCATTGCAGCCGATTCGTTAAACATACGGACAAGGCGCTCTTTATTAGCGGCTCCTAAATCATATCGAACCTTAATATCATATGCCTCCGGATCTTGAATCCGATAGCCATGACGCTTCATCCAACGATCAAAGGCGTACGCCCAATCGAGCAGTACGCCATCGCAGTCTGTTAGAATTACTTTATCTTTCATCTACACTCCTAAAACCTCTTCAATAAAGACGGACCAAATCTCCTTGTCCGACATTCCAATTGCATACAGCTTATTGATAAACTGCTGATCGTCGATCATGTCATCAAGCCGCGCCTCAACAATACTCAAAACCTGCTCACCCATATCTCCACGTGCGTACCATGCAGTCATATTAATTCTCCTTAAGCTACTGAAACCGGTGTAAAACCATAGTCAGCAACGATGTAGTACTCGTGCTCGCCAGTGTGACATTCGATAATATCACCAACACTTACCGAATGCATTGGCATAAAGCGACGAATCTTTTGGTTAAGCTCATCCCGCATAGCAGGATCAGTTACCATACCAAGACGGTTGCTAATGTCAAAAACTTCTTCCATGTCGTAAGCTTCAACACGAGCAACTGGCTCGTAGTTCTGAAAGTCTTCAGGCTGATAACGATCTGCATTGAAAGACAAACGATAGTACGTATCGATATCTTTTTCTGGAAGATCGCGGTGAAGCTGGTGAACGGTGAATGTTGCCATAGTGTTTTAACCTTTATCCATTTGATGAGTCTATTCTATCAAAAAACAGTGCAGTTGTAAACGACTTTTTTAGATCATTTCGTTATATTCACTATTCACGAGAGAAATAACGGTTCTAATCACCTAAGAATATGGTTAAAGCAAGTCTAGGCTTTCCACTGAGGTTTGGACTTGTTCTGTGCCAACACCCGAGCTCATCCGGATTATCCATTTCGACCCACGTATTAAATTTTGGAATTATTCGAACTATGTCCTTTTCTTCTGGAACATAAAGAGAGTCTGGATTATCTTTTTTCCATTGCTCCCACTCATCCCAAGTCGGTCCTGGTTTATTTTCGAATTCAAACAAACTGCCATCTTCTTCTGTTCTATCGTCTAAAAATACCACAATGGCCTTTCTATGATTGTAATCTAGATGCCACTGTAAGTAATCGTCTTTACTATATTGGGCAAGGGCGAAGACATTACCAATTCTAAGATTATCAGTCTCAACTCGTTCAGCAAAATTCATTTGATGCCAATCTACAGTAAATTCGATAAGCTTAGGATATTTTTTTGTAAGCTCGTCTTCCCAATAATCATGAGTTTGAAAACGAATAATCCATGGGGTGTCATCTATTTTTTGAGTAAGCATAGCATTTTGCAATTCTAATGCTATATCATTATCTAATAACGGAGTCTTATGATACTTAAACATGACCAAAAAGTCTTCGCCTTTTCCATTCGGCAATAGTCTCTACAAGCTTCTTGTCCCAATTGTCGCGATGTTCAATAAAGACTTGAGGTTCTTCATTGTCAACAGCAATGATGGTAACGAGTTGAGTGATAGGTATACCGGTACGTTCTTCCCACATAATGGCATAGGCGGTTTCTTGAATAAAATAGTTTTCGATCCATTCTTTCTTTTTTAGCTTTCGAGAAGTCTTAAAGTCTATGATAGAAAGCTTCCCATCAAACTCAGCAACGCAATCAACCCTGCCCGCCACACCAAGGTGTTTAGAAAAGAGAGGCGCTTCCTGTGCATAAACTCTTCCAATACGATTATCGAGAATATCGCGCACGGTAAGAAAGCTAGAAACAACATCTGGTGTAAATTCATCTTTAAAGTTCTCCACATTATCAATATATTTTTCAATAATGAGATGGACTGCGGTACCCCGACGAGATGCCCGCGTTGAAATCCTGTTAGCTTCTTCTTCGCCAACTCTTGCGCGCCATTCTCGAATTGAGTCTTCACTTAATATTGAAAGGACAGTTGTGATCGATGGATACTTTTTTCCTTCAGGATCGCTGTACATCCGCCCTTTATCTGTAGTTTCTGCTACTAAGTCATCGTAGCCTAAATGATTAACTTTTTCATGTTTAAACATTATCTTTTGCCTTATAAAGAAAGCCTATATTGCCATACCTTTGAGTTTTAACATTGATGCTATAATCTGGCTTTGTCTTTAAAAGCAAAGCTATAGCCGCGACAAATGATTGATCATTAATTGGAAAGTCTTTGCTTTGTACTATATTAACAGTATTATTCAACTCTTTACTATAGTACATAATAAAACCACACTTATTTGGTTTGAGCCATTCGGCTAGATCATCGCGTATATACAAGCAATTAAAATTTCTACATGTTTGTGGTCGCGTTTCATATATTGTACATTCTCCATTATATTTTATGCAGCTCTGATTTTCTATTATGCCCACTCCGGACGTAACTATAATTCCATCAGTACTCGTATCGGCAAAACCTAAAACGCCTTTACAACATTCCGTACAATCACCGCATTCATTCATATTTTTCCAGATTCAATCATCTCTTTTGTCATAATAAAATCACGAACAAAATCCGATCGAACAATGTCCTCCCAACTAAATTGGATATGATCAAACCACTTCATGTGGTCCAATATATTCATAAAGTCTATGATGCCTGACTTATCACCAGCATGGGTAAAGTCAGTTTGGTAATAGTCACCGGCAATCATAAATTTACAATTATGTCCTATACGAGTAATAATACTACATAGCTCGTGGTATGTACAATTTTGTGACTCATCAACTAGAATGATTGCATTGTTAAGGGTCACACCTCGAATAAAAGAGGTGGTAAGAAAATCAATTGATTTGTAAGCAACCAATTTATTCCAAGCCTCACTATCCTCAAAAATATCTGCGCATATGATCTTATATGGGTCAAGATATGCGGCTTCTTTTTCTTCCTTTTTGCCTGGTAGAAATCCCATGTCTCTTGTTGGAACTGCAGAGCGTACGATAACTAATTTATCGTATGGCGCGTCCTTATCTAATACCTCTTGCAATCCTAGGTGCATGCAAATAAAAGTCTTACCTGTACCAGCAGCTCCTGAGAGGCAAAGATTAAAGCCATCATCCCAAGACTTAAATACTCTTTCTTGAGCTCGAGTTAAAGGCTCAAGCGTGACCATGTGGTCATATCTCAAACGTACCGGTTTAGTACTCATCTATAATCTCTTTTTGACTTTATCTACCGTGTCTCGTAATTTTACTGAGGTGGGATCTTTTTTTCCGTATTTTTTAGCCATAGGGCTATAAGGATTCTTTTCAGCGACATTTTGCAATACGCCTTTAAACTCGTCTCCAGCCATTTTAGAGACTGAGGTATGTCCTGATGTGATGGGTGGCGCGCTTAAGATGACCTGCTCCAGGTCAGGATTCTCTTTAAGAAAATCTTCTCTGGAGCTGATACTCATCATTTTAGTAATCACTTCACCAGTTTCTTTGTTTCTAAAATCATATAATGGCATAATATAATTGTGGCCTTAGGCCTTTAAGCGACTTGTCGGTCGAGCATTTCCTGAATGCATTGTTCTATATATTCTATTTTTTTCGACATTTTATAAGCTAACACTTGGTTTCCGTTTTTTAATAATTTCATTCTATACTGCTCAACTTCTGATTTATCTCTTTTTAAACGGTTAACTTCCTGCATGGATTAGTCCTTATGTTGGTTATTATTACTCTGTCATAATATAGGACTTTTTTACTCCTCGGTTATTTCAAGATTGATGGGAAAGCTTTTTTGACAACGGCCTTTGTAATTCCTTTATATGGCTGCTTTTTATCTTTTGCTTTGATAAAAATATCTGCCTCGGCTTGTGGCATATTAGAAATAAGCCGAACGAACAATGTTTCTTTTTTGAGCTGAGGAGTTTTAGAGTTGGCAAGGAATTGGCCAATGTACTTATTCATCTTGTACAGGTTGCTGCTAGGCTGCTCCACTGTTTCGTAGGGTGGTGCGCCTTCGGGTAGCGAGAACTGAATGTCGTCGTTCCACGCCATGCGAAATATGTTAAGAAGGACTTGATTGTCTGCATGAGACTGCAGATATTCTACCTTCTCTTTTTGAGTTTTCATCTTAGAGGTTGTTTCTAAGATTTCTGATATGAGTGCTGGTTTAGGCATTATAAAATTCTTCTACGCAATCTATAAGTTGATTACATCGTTTCTTAATCAGATAATTTAAAACCTTCATCTTTGGTGCAAGTTTTTGGTTATCATAATTATATATAATTTTCTCAACCACTGGATCTGGGATTTCGGTCAAGTCAATTAATTTTTTATTGCGTTGATAGTTGCGTAAAAGTTCCTCCGGTAAGTTGTCATTCGCAATAAAATTATCGATGAATTTAGCTGTTACTGGCGATTGGCGACGACCCTCAACAAGACAGTTATCGTCTGACTTGATATTTGGAATACCATCGCCTGTATCGCCTTTAAGGATATGGTTGGTCAAATACAGTCTTGGGTTCTTATCAGTAACCATCTTTTTCTGAATAGGACTGAACTGCTTTACGTTTTTAAACTTTTGCAGTTGAATAAAGTCTTTGTCAGATGAGACGATCATGACTGGCTCGTCTTGTCCAAAGTCTTGAGTGCGTAAAGCCAATGCTGCAATACAGTCATCGGCCTCGCAACCTTCAAGGTGTAGGACTTTGTATGGCAGATTCTGTTGGATTTCTTCCCTAATTGTATTCAGAATTCGAAAGATCTCGTTCCAGTCTATGGTAGACTCTTCACGATTTTTCTTACGATTGGCTTTATACTGAGGAAAGTATTCCTTGCGCCATGTATTGAAACCATCGGCACAGATTACCATTTGCCCATACTCTTTTCGATATCGCTTATTGTACATTCGAATTGAGTTGAGAATCATATGACGAATCATATTTTCGTCGTTGAGTTTTTGAACAATAATATTAGATAGCGCAATTTGGCTATAGTCAAGTAGGATCATTTAATCACCAGTTTGTTGAAGTATAATGTCATACAGATCATTCATGTAAGGGTGAAGAGTATGCGGTAAACCATTATATCGTATCAGCATCGAGCTAATAAGATTAGTTATCACATATATGTCTCTTGCTTCAGGGCTCTCCGGATCTGTAAAATTCATGCGGTCACAAAGAGGATTTCCAAGATTAAGCAACTCATCTTCCATGAGATCAAACAGGTGGAT